AATCACTCCAAAAAGTTTCATTAAAAATTCCCATCCCTATATTTTTATTACACTTACAACATTTCATTTCAATAAAAATAGTTTTGTCTTTTTTCATACTTCATACTTACCTTACTATAATAAGTTTATCTATTACTTTTGCAACAATTATATAAAGTCAACAAGAGGCTTTGTTAAAATATAAATTTGATAAAAATAACTTATGTATATTTTTATTAGTAATACCTTGGATAATACATTGATAATGGTAATGACGCTAACATTTGATTAAAATATATTTTATCATTTAATTTTTCTTGTAACATTTTAAATTCCATATCGTGTAATCTTAAATCTGCAAGTATTTTTGCTTGTACTTCAGGAGAAGGCTCTTCATCTGCTTTATAATATTTTCGCATAATTTGATTTTCTTCAGATAATTGTTTCATATCAATAATTTGAGTATTTAATTTATCATTAGTATTTTTTAAATTTTTGTTTTCTTCTCTTAATTCATTAATTGTTTCTTGTAATTCATTACAAGTCTTTTCCCAAGATTTTAAATCGCTTTCTAAGTTTTGAATTTTATTTTTATATTTAAATAACATATATTATTCTCCTATTAAATAATATCTATATTTACATCCTACTTTCATAATATTCTTTTTCATTTTCTGGTGTAAGAAGAAATCTAGTAGTTTCTAATTTTAAATCATCTAATGTATATTCTGTATCATATGGGATACGAATAAGAGGAATATTATTATCAAAACAATATTTATTTTTAATTAAATCATGTTTTTTACATTTATAAAAATCAAAAAATTTTGTATTCTTAAAATGTTGCTCTCCATCATATTCAACAATATATTTGTCATTTATATAAAAATCAAATGGCAAATATGCTTTATCCATACAATCTTGAAATTTTTTATCATAAATAAATGGAATATTTTCTTTTGTTAATAAATCATAAATTTTTTGTTCATCTTTAGATTTACAATTATTTTTTAAAATATACTCTTCTAATGATAAAGATTGATTATTATGAGTACATCCACAAGTATCTGTTGTATGTCTAACACTTGTAGGAAAAGGTTTATGACATATCTTACATTTTGCAATTACTATTGTACTTCTATTATTATCAATATAATCTGTTTTATATAAAATAGTAGCTCCACCATAAGTTTTTTCTTGATATTTAGTTTCTATTGTTCCTAATCTATTTGCAGATTTAAATACTTTTTTTTGTAAGCAGCCACAACTTCCTACATGATCTTGAACATTACCTATTAATTCATTTTTTAGTCTATATGGTCTATTTACAATAATAATATTACCACAATCACATTGACATTTCCAGCTTGAGCCTATTTTTTCTATTAAAGTTAACTTATTAATTTTCATTCCAGACTCTAATATAATTTCATCTCTTAATTTTTTTATTTCTGGATCTGAACTTTTTTTCAATGCCATATTTACCTCACAATCACTAATTTATCTATTGCTCTTGTAGCAGCCGTATAAAGCCAACGGGCATGCTCTTCTTTATCAAAAGGAAATCTTTCTTCAATAACTAACACCTTATTCCATTCACTACCTTGTGCCTTATGACAAGTAATAGCATATCCATAAGTAAATTCATAAGGCACTAAATGAGAAAAACGATCACCTTTTCTTAAATTATAAATAGTCTTATTATCTAAAAATCTTTCTCCCGTTAATATTTCTGTCTTATCCATGCGTAAGACTCCATAATCTGCATTGGTATCAGAAATAAAATTAGCACAAAGTATTGGAACTATTTTTCCCCCAAAGAAATAAGGCAATTTATGAAAAGTTGGATAACTATTATTAATAAAGCCAATAGTACCATTAACAAGATAATCACCTGTATCAGCAATATTATCCCAATAATTTCTTAAACAAATTACTTTATCTCCATCTTCAGGATTATCACTTCGTTGAAGTAAAGTTCTCATAGTATTATTCATTTCAGTTCTTGTTTTATTAGTGCCAGATATAATCTGATCTGCCCATAACATCATACCTGTACTAAGCTTTGTCTTATCATAAACTTTTACGTCATGTCCATTAAATAGCTCTAATCTTTTTCCTGCTCGAATATCTAGAGTAAGACGGATAATTTCTGAATCCATTTCTTGCCGCATTATTTCATCAAGAAAGATATGTGGATGATCGAGAAGATGATTATCTTGGTCATCATCAACTGGTGGCAACTGAAATGGATCTCCTAAACAAATAATATAAGCTCTATGAGAAAAAAGTAAATCCATAATTTCTTTAGGTGCCATTGATACTTCATCAACTACAACTACTCTATACCCTATATTTCTTTTTTTGATACGAATAAAAGTTCCATCGGGTTTTGGTTTAGAGTCATATAAAAGTTTATGAAGAGTCATAGAATTTTCATTACCTTTAGAAATTAAGACTTGCGCCGCTTTTCCTGTATATGTTGCATATACAACATCTATATCGGGATCAATTCCAGGTAATGATTGTATAATAAATTTAACAAGTGTACTTTTTCCTGTTCCCGCATAACCTGATATTACTGTATATTTTTCGCCATGATTAAATCTATCAATAGCTATTTTTAAACCCTCTTCTTGTTTTCTTGTTAATGTAACTGACATTAATCATGTTCTCCAATAGCTTCATTTAAAATTTCACAAAATCTTGCTATATCTCTATTCGCTCTTTCTCTATAAGTTACCCAATCTCTATTTATATTACTCTTCCTACTTTGACAATCTCTTAAATATTCATATTCTGCCATTTGTTCTCTAGCTCGAATATATCTATAACAGAGTGAATCATATAGGTATTCTTTTTCTTTAGTATTAAGAGTAAATTTTATTCCATTATTATTTAATTCTACCTTTTTAATATCCATAACGTATTTTTTTCCTTTTTTATTTTTTCTTTTACTTATTATATTATAACCTAAAATTTTATATTTGTCAAGTTTAAAAATGGGCAAAAAAAAATAAGGAAGCTAAATTAATAGCTTCCCCTATTTTTATCTAAATTAATTTGATGTATTTAAAAGAGATAATAATTGGGTAAATTGTGCTGGAGTAATTTGAGTTTCATTAGCAAACACAAAAGTTCCATCCCATTTTATTGCAAATGCATTTGATCTACCCTCATCTGAGTATCCATTTCCTATTATAAAAGCATAAGTATTCGTCTTATCTATTTTATTATATACTCCTTGAACATGAGAATTATATCCTTTTGCAAAAGTGCCTAAACCCTAAACATGAGAATTATATCCTTCTGCATAAGTGTCAGTGCCCTAGGCATGAGAACTTAAGCCTCTTGCTTGTGAATGACTACCCTAAGCATGAGCATTGTTTCCTTCTGCATATGTGTAACTTCCCTAGGCATGAGAATTTTCGCCTTTAGCCTGAGAATTTTGTCCTTCTGCAAAAGAATTTTTTCCTTTTGCTTGAGAACTATAACCAAAAGCGACAGCATTTTCTCCCATTGTATAAGACTAATTAGATAAAGAACTTTTAGCTGCTATTGATCCAGGTGCATTACCATCTTGTAAACGTGTTATAAGATTTTCTGTATTTATTTGTGAGGCCTAATCATGTTCAGCAACAATGCCTTCTTCAATTAATTTATCTGCAAGGCTGTCCTATATGTTTCTTATCTCTCCCTAATAAAGAGAAATAAATTTATCTGTATACTACTGTAAAGCAATAATCTATTTCATAAGTACAAATATCTCCTTTTGATATATAAAATTTATTTAATTAAAAAATCCAATTCAAAAATACCAAGACCATTTTTAAAAACTAAAGCTCGACCGAGCGCAGGCCGAGCAGTTAAAAATAATATTTATTTGAATCAATTACTTGATAATCCTATATAAATATTTGTGGAGTTGTATATCCATTCCATTCATTCTAATTACACCTGCCAATAATATCTACTTCAATATAACCTGTATTATTAAGTTGAAGAGTTTCACAATCTTCTTCTGTAGCATTAAATTTTAAAATAGAAATATTATTTGGAAGTTGAATTTTTATTGTATAACCTCTTTTATCATAGATAGTTACCATATCAGGAGTTATTTTAAGAGAATGAATAGCAACATAAGGTTCATCAATATCCTTTCCCCATAGATTTTCAAGAGATGCAATATCTAAAATATTAACTGGATTTATATCTGTCCCTTGATAAATATAATCTACATAATAAATTGCTTCGCCTGTCATTGAAGAAAGAATTTCATCTGTCTTTGCAATAAAAGTAGGTATATTGTTTTCATCAATAGATAAACCGAAAGCTCCTGGATGTCCCTATGCATAATTGCATACACCAGTTGCAAGACAAATAGATTTAAAATCAGTAACTCCAATAATATCACAACCTCTAGCAGAACCGGCATAGTAAGTATTATTTTCTATCTCTGGCAAAGGTTCCCATGGCATTGACTCATCTTCATATAGATATTTAGTTAACATACATACAGGACGTTGATATTTTGCCATTATTTTATTAGCTACTAAACCAGCAATATTTCTATCTACTTGTCCAGGTTCGAGTAAGAATAAAAGAACTTTGTGAGAAAGTAGATTTTCTGCGGTTATTTTAGACTCAATAGCTGTCATAAAATCATCTTGAGCTTTAGTCTGACGATTTTTTACATTTGTTGCGACGCGGACCGCTTGTTCAACAAGGGTTTCTGTTTCTCCAGGAGAATGGCCTCTTTTTGTAGAAGGAAGCTAAATAAAAGCTCTATGCTTTAACATTGACTCAAAAAGAAGCTGCTTTTCTTCTATAGTCCCAGAACGAGTCATCGCATTAACAAAAGGTGCTATATAAAAAGCCACACCGATTGGAGTTAATTTACCTTTAAGTGAGAAAGAATTTTTTTCTGCAATAGTAACAATAAAGGGATTACGCGGCCGGGCTAAACCGGTACAGATTAAGTGTTTAGTCTCAATACTTCTTAACGACATCATATCGGCATCGAGACCTAAGGCAACTAAATCTCTATATTGCTCGGCATTATTAATATTCATTAATTTATCAAGATACCTACAAAATTGCCATGTAACACCTGCACCAGAAAAACTTTTATTTGGATAATCTGATAGCTGATTATTAATAACTACAGCATATTCACTAATATGATCTGCATCATGGTGATCTAATACTATTACACCTATACCGTTATCTTTTAATTTTTTATGATAGTCATAATCGTTACTTGAAGAGTCAGGTAAGATAACTAATCCTAAAAAATCTTTAGAATTAATCCAGTCCATAGCATCACTTAAGCCATGTGTTTTACTATCATGTACAAAATAAGATAAATTATGCTCAACATAATTCGGAAAAAGATCATGCAAATAGTTGATTAAAATTGCCCCTGAAGTATAACCGTCACAGTCGCAATCTATTACTACTACCGTTTTTTTATTAGCCTGAACCGTTTGTATAATAAGGGCGGCCGCGTTTCTCAATGCTTCCTCTCCGAGTAACTCAGGTTCATTAATATCTGCATCTGTTGTATGTAAATAATGTTTAATCTAGTCTATTGGAATTTTACGATTAGTTAAAATCTGTTCTACTGTTGAATATTTAGGATTAATTGGATTAATTAATTGGTAATTCATTTTATTTTTATTTTTATTCCTTAAATTTTTTCTTTATTATATTATATCAAAAAAAAATAAAGAAGTCAAGATAACTTGACTTCCTTAATTTTACGAGTTAGTTGTTTGAGATGCCTACCAACTGTGCCAATTACCTTTTAATCCTCTAA